TCCAATGTTCACGTCTAATTTCGTCTTCAACTATTTCTAAAGGTGTATTTACTAAACAATAACATAACAACGCTTCGGTCTTGCCTGTTAGCCACATATAACCCTGTAATTGATAGTAATAATCTTTTGTAGGTATTTCATCTTCAAAGAACGGAAAAGTATGTGCTTCGTAACTGCATTTTATGTCAAGTAAAATTTCATTCGTGTTTACGTCAGGCGTTCCTGTTATCCAATCGTTGTTAAAATGTTCTTCGTTCTTGAATATAAACCCTAAACCTAAAACATCGTTTACCAAACTTATTGCTTCGTCTTCGCATTGTAAACCTTTGTCGGTGTAACGTGAACTAAACTCTTTTTTAATGCCGTATTTGTGTTCTAAAACAAGTTCTTGGATGTAACTCTTTGCTGTTTTGCTTAATGTCTCGGTCTTGGTGCGTGGAGCGGTCATTAACCGCCCCAATGCTGAACAACGTATTTTCATTAGTATCGAAGGTTTATTTTGTTTCTGTTTCTATAATTATAAATATCTTCAATTAATGTTCTATATTGGTCTGTATTAGCACAATCTACCATTGCTGTTGGTTGTAATCTTATTTTGTGCATAAAATCATTAAAATCAAATGTTTCTTTTTGCAAAAGTCCTATCATTGTTTTTACAAACCCACCTTTATTATAACCATTATAATAAGGTTTAACCATTCGTATTTTATTAGCCCAATCTTGACCTAATTCAAAATCTTTACCAATCCAAGTTCCTTCTTCAAAAACTTGTTGCGTATAAGAAGTTTTTCTATTCAACTTATATTTGTGTGCTAAATTATGATTATTACTTGATAAATTTGCACACATTGAAATACAATCATTTAAAGTAAAATCATCATTTTTTTCAATAAATTTTTTTAATTTTATATAAGATTCTACCCCCATATTTGCGTAACCTTCCATAAAATCTTTTTTACCCCAATTTTTTTGGTTTAGGTTTAATGTATGAACTTCAGAAAGTGAATACCCTTTTACAATTATATAATAAATAAAAGATTCTGATTCTTTAGCAGCCATTAATCTATGCTGTCCGTCTATTACTTCCATATTTTCATTAACTAAAATAGGGTTACACTTCATTCCATTAACATTAATTGAGTCAGTTAATCGTCTAACGTGTTGTAAATTTGGAACTCTGTTTCCATCAATTTGTTTAAAAATTGACAAGTTACTTGTTTTGTAAACTTTGTTTACTTCGTTGTTGTTTTGCACTTGGGTACTATTGTTCGCCATTGGTGCTTGTGTTAAATTAAACATTATATATTTGTTTTATTGGTTACTAATTAATAATAAACTTTTGCTTTGTAATTCAGTTAAACTAAACTTTGTTGTTAGTTCTTCAACTGTATATTCTCCTTTGCTAATTGCGTCAATAGCTTTTTGAAAACGTGCGTTGTCTATTGTAGACTTTTTTGGTTCGTGTTTTACTTGTTCGCCAGAAGCGTCTGTGTCTTTATCCGAAACAATGCCCAAAATCGAACTCAAACAGTACCTACGAAAATAGGTGCAACCGCTTCCAAAACTTTGGTATAAATTCATTTGTTTTAATTCAACCTGTGGAATTAAAGTATTGCTTTCGAAACTTTCACCGCTTTCAATGTGAAATAAAATAGTCGCTAAATAGTTTTCGCCATCCTTTGAATTAAGCAATTGTGTAAACCCTAAACCGTGTTTTTTTAGTAGTGGATTAATTACTTCAAAGATTTTCGGCAAGTCTGCGTAAGTGTAACCGTAACCTTGTGTTGCTTTGTGAATAACAGGTACTTCTTGTTGGAACGCTGCTAAACTTTTAAATAAATGTTTCATAGTTTTTGTTTTAAATTGTTTTGTTAAATTAAAGATTTTCTATTTCAGATTGTAATTCACTTATTGCACTATCTATGTTTGTATTAAATTCATCAGCAAAGTTTTCTATTTCATCAGTTTTTTCTTGAAATTCGTAACCTTTTTCGCCTTCTTGCCATTTTTCGCTTCGTTCGTCAAATTGGTCTATTCTTGTTTCTATTATGCTTTGTAATTCTTCTGCTATTTGTTCTTTTAAAAATTCCATTTTTTCAAGTAACCTTTCAACTTTTTTTAATTGTGCTTTCATAGTTTTTGTTTTTGTTAGTAAATAATTATATGCAAATCTACAACCTTTTTATATATAAATCTAATTAAATTATAAAAGTTATTAACAATTTAGTTTTAATATATGTTTTCAAAGAAAATTGTAATCGGTAGTAAAACACCTTTGCTTGTGTTATTGTCACCGCCTAAAACATCTCGGTTTGTTCCTATCCATTTACGGCAATGTTCTTTTAATTTGTCCGTCTTTATAATTACGCAGTGAACATCGCTGAACCAAAAACAATAATAGTCGGCCTCGCTTGTTGCTATTCCTGAAGGTTTGTTTCTACTTTCATATTCTACAAAAACATTTTTAGTTTCTAAACATCGGAAGTCTCGTTTAACTTCTACTTTTTTTTGCAGTAAGTTTCCAAGTTCTTTTTCATATACTTGTCCTACTTCTAAATCGTGTTTAAAGTCGTTGTTGTAATTCATTTTAGTTTTTGTTTATATGTTTCAATTAATTCTTTTAGTTCGTCTTTTGTCCATTTTTTAACTTCGTGTGCTTTTGCCTGAAGCTCCATTAATCTTTGCGCTCCTATTCGTTTTTCAATACCTATTTGATAGTTCAACAAGTTACCGCTTAAATAAGTGTTACAAGCTTCGCATTGCAAGTGTACGTTGTCTTCGTTAAACCTTACGTTACTATGTCCACCTTGCGAATAGTAGTGACCTGCATTTTCTTTTTTACAAGGTTTGTTGCACGAAATACAATTTAGTCCAGCGTCACGAACACGAATAAATTTATTGAACACCTGTTGCGCTATTTTTAAATAATCGTTTGCAGTTTTTAAGTCTTCAACTAATTTCTTTTTCTTCTTGTTCCACTCCTTTAACTTTTGTATTTCAACCATTGCTTTTATACATTCGTTTTTTAAACAAAACTTTTGTAGTGTGTTGAACGGTGTAAATTCTTCTTTGCAGTTAAAACATTTTTTAGTTCGTGTTTTCAAAGTTCCATATTGTTTAACTCTATTTGTCTTTTAAAATTTTGTATTTCCTGCAACTGCTCTAAATTTATACGCTGAAGGTCAAAGTTCATTTGCCTTGCGCTTCTAAACTCTTTTTCTAACGTTTGGTAAACTAACATTGCTTTTTTTATTTCGTGTAAACTTTGTTCCATTGAACTTATTAAATCTGTTCGGTTTGGATGTTTCGTTTTTATGTCGTCTATACTTACTTGCATTTTTAAACAAATATGGTTTAAGTTTATTCTACTACTTAATAATTCAAGTTCCATTTTTTTAGTTTTTATATTATTTGTTTACAAGCAAAAGTTTTTTCATATACATTAGGCGCAGGGTTTGATTGTTCAAAGTAACACAATTTTTCTTTATCAAACCAAATTTCAATCATTCCAATATTTCCGTTTGAACGTGGTTTAATTTTATTAAAGTGTAATTCAGCTAAATTAAATGTAGGGTCTTGCCTGTGTACTGTTATCATACATTTTCCACTATTAAACCATTCGCTGCCACCTTTTAAATCGTAAGGAACAGGAGCGTTTCTTTTTCCGTTTTCTTTTTCAGTTAGTTTAGGGTGTATAATCGTGTGCAAATGTAAATCGTTGTCTTCTGCTATTTGGTTTCTATACGGTAATACATATTCTAAATATTGTGCATATCCGCCATAATCGTTATAAGGGTGGTTCAAGTCCTTCCAACTATCAATTGAAGCTGTGTGTAGTTCATCGTGTTTTTTTAGTTCAACAGCCATATCCCAAAATTGAATCGGTGTTAGTTTTGCTTTAACATCTTTTTTAGTTAATACTTTAAAATGTTCTAATACCCAATCAATAGCTTGTGTTATTTCTTTGTCTTCAATTGTGTTTCTATCTAATGGGTTAAAACTCTTTCCTGTTTTCTTATGTATTAAGTCAGCAATTATTTCAACGTTAGAACCAACATCTGGAAAGTAAACTAAATGCTTCCAACCATAAAATTTAGATGTGTTCATTAAGCATTCCATTAATACTTGCGTTTTACCGCTCATCGGAAAACCTGTCCAATCCGTACAATTTCCCAAACTCATAGAATAATGTTCGTGCAAACTTTTAAATCCTAAATATTTGCCTTTATTGTTGTAATTGTCTCTATACTTAAATAGTTGAGTAATTACGTCTCCTGCTTCGGTTATTTTATATCCATTTAACTCCACGGTGCTTTCCATTTTTTAGGTTCGTTAACTTCTTGTATTGTTTGTATGTTGTCCCAAAACAAACCTTGCCATCCTTGTTCGATTGATTTGTTTATTACAAACTTACATTGTTCATTTGTATAATTTTCCATTTTAACTAAAATAGATTTTATGCTTTGTTGTGTTAAAGTCTTTTTTGCTGACTTCCTGTATTCAATCCAACTATCCAAAATCACTTCTTTTTCATTCTTTTCTTTCTTTTCATTCTTGTTTGTTGTTAGTTGTTTGTTAGTTGTTTGTTGTTTGTTTGTTAGTTGTTTGTTAGCTGTGTTGTTTTCATCTTGGTAACACTCATATTTACAAATAGTTAGCATAGTAAATTTGTTTGTTGATTTTACAATAATTTCGTTTGTCAACTCAAACTTTTTTAATAAAGTCCGAACAACCTGTAAACTCAATTTTGTATCGTTTGAAATTGTTTGTGCTGAAGTAATAAATTGTCCTTTTTTTATTTCGTGTCCTTGCCAATTTCCGTCTTTATGATTTGCCTTTAACAACATATAAATAAATAATTGTACTGCTTCTGGCTTTTTAAACCATTGCCAATCTAAAAACTTCCTGTGTATTTTTATCCAACCGCTCATAACTCAATATTTTTTAATGCGTTTTGATATGCTAAATGTGCTTGGTATTCATTAATAAAAAAACCTAAACTTTTGTTTTTTCCGTTTATTAAAATTCTCGCACGCCATTTTTTAGTATCTTTTCTCCAATAAACACCCTTGTATTGACTTGAATATTTACCTTGTGTTTTATGGGAATTAAACCTATTTGTTACTATTTGTAAATTTTCAACTCTATTATCTAATTTATTATCATTAATATGGTCGATAACTAATTTATGTCCACAAACTTTATGTCCTAAAAATGATTGAGATACAAGTTGATGAGCTGTATAAACATTATATTTATTTTTTTCTTTCCAATTTAAACTATATTGCCAATATCCTTGTTTACTTAAACTACCTTGCAATAATTTTTCAACTCCATTTTTTAAAATAGATTTTAATCTTCCTGTATTTGATATTAAATACCTTCCTTCATAATCTACAACATCCTTCCAAATTTCTTCCATAACTTTAATTTTTTTATATAAAAATACCCTTGCTCAATCCGTTGCGTCTAACTTCAACTTCATAAACAAGGGTAAGAATTCCTTTTGTACTTATAATGTTAGACGAGTACAATCGCAAATATAATAATTAATTTAACATAAACACGAATTAATAAAATTTATTTTTTATTCTTAACTGAATTTTACGCAAGTCTTTTAAGTTCTTTGCTTCTTTTATTTCTTTACGTAAGTCAAGTTCCGGACGTTCTAAACTCAAAAGCAATTTATAATATTCTATGTCGTGTAAAAATAGTTTGTCGTTTGTGTCACTTAAATCTTGATAAGTTTTTAAACCGTGTAGTATTGTTGCGTGGTTCATATTGAACAGGCTTCCAATTCCTTTAAGTGTGTGTCCGTCTTCGCGTAGCTTCCTAAACAAATAAATTCTCCTGTGTACTATTTCACGTTTTCGGTTTTTCTGTGCAAGTCCGTCTTGTTCTATTATTTGTTTTATTAGTTCTATCATTTTTCTATTTGTTTAATTTCAATTATAATGTCATCGTTTTTTTGTATTAAGTTTTTAACGTGCTGGAAGTCGTATGCTTCAACTATTCGTGTTTCTAACTTAACAGGTGCGCCAACATACGCATATGTTTTAAAAGTTACTTTGTATCGTTTCATTTCTTTATAT